GGACAGTGTATCTGACGCTATAGACGAAATAATAAACACGACTCCTACTAGTGCAACAAGCGGAGACGACATACCTGATGCGACTAAGCAAAAATTCAACAACTCCGCTTTAAAAGTAAACGCTGCGAAAAAAGAAATAGATGCAGCTAAGGACAAAGTAGCGGTCAGTCAGGAAGAAGTGGATACCTGCTTATCTACTGCTTCGTCTACCGAAGCAAGTATAGAAGAAAGTAATTTAGAGATAGGTAGATCTTTATCCAGCATTGTAAACTCTTCTCAGGTAACGTCCACTACCTTAGTTGAGGCTAACAACGTAAAATCAGCAACCAAAATAGTTGAATCGAGCAGCACTACCTTAGGCGCGTCAAAGAACAATAAAGAAACAGGCGAGCTTATGGTTGCTCCTGTAACCTCCCTTGGGGTAACTGTTACAGATTTAGACACACAGCACACTGTAATCAGTGGCGCTGTTGCTTCTATCTCTTCCCTGCTGGGTTCAAGCTGGGACTATTCTAGTTTCTTAAACACGCTGACAGGTCATAAAACAAATACAGCAGCAGCAGGCAGTAAAGTAAAGGACACAATACAGCCTAGTTTAACAGATAGAAAAAAAGAGACAGACGACTTAATAGCTAAAGCTATAGACGTTGTAAAAAAAGCAACGCTAGCTAAAAACGATTCTAAAAAAGCAGCGGCTGGCGTTAAGAAGAAAATAGCAAAAACAGCAAACAAAAAGTATGACGACCCTGTGTCTTGGGCTAAAAGACCCTACGACTGCAACGATGAATCCAACCAAGTGGAACCGGGGCATGAAAGCCCTGTAGAAGCCCAAGCAATGGCATCTAACGTACCCTCCATGAAGGTGCTTAAAAAAACAGGTAAGGGTCACGCCATTTACTTTAACGACATGGACTCAAAGGAGTCTCTAGCTATTGTAGATAGGGCCGGTAACGCATTGTATATGGACTGCCCTGTTCCTAGCGTGAATAACGCAGGTAACGCTCTACAAAGAGGATCAAAGACCGCGCTTACAGGGGATGCCCTTGAGCAAAGAGACATGCGAGACGGAGGGTCTAAGATAGGCTTAAAAGATCAAGCTCAGTCTAAGATCGAATTAGACTCCAGAGAGGGCGCTGAAAAAATTATAATCATAGCTAACGACGGACAACAAAGCGGAGTAGAGAACGGTAAAAACAGACAAGTAATAACTGTATCATCTGGTGGAAATTCAATAACAATTGAGTCTATTAAGGGTGGAGACGTTAAGTCTAAAATAGTCGTAGATGCTAACTCTGGTGCAGTTCAAATAGAGGCGGCTACTTGCGTTCAACTAAACGCAAAGTTCATTAGTATCAAAGCAGACCATATTAACTTAGACGGTAGAGTTAACATCAACGGAGACGCTACAGTGGCAGGAAGATTCACCGGAGGTAACACTTAATGAGCGTACAATCTAAAATTGATTTCTACCGCACTAAAGAGGGAGGAAATCAATATAACATGGTTATAAAAGATGAGGCAGGTGACGCCATTATCCCAGATGGGGTAAATGTCTCTTTTTATAACTGCAAGATAGGTAAGCTAGAAGCTAATAAAAACAATGCTATCTACATAGGCGGCGGGGACTCAATAGTTAAAGGTACCCTGAAGCAAGTAGGTGGTTCTTTCGTAGCTGACGGAGTTATTTTTAAAGAAAAAGTACACTTTAAAGAAGGAACACGTATTGTAAAAGCAGAAAAGTGTTATTTTAAGAAAGAACTATTAATAGAAGAAAACTGCTACGGTGACTTTTATAACTGCGACATATCCGGGGCAGGGGAATACGGCATAAAGACTACAGAAAGATCTAAAATAATCTTATCCTCCTGTAAGGTACGAGATAGGGAAAAGGCTATGTTAGTTCTGTCCGGGTCTGCCGTTGACTTTGTAAATTCTTCAGTGTCTAAGACAAACGTTAGAGGAATAAGGTTGGAAGGTAATTCTTTTTTAAACTCTAATAACTCATCAATCGCACCTACTAAAATTGCAGTAGAAAGCTATGACCGGTGCCAAATAACTGTTAACGGCGGGTCCATTGACGGCGGCAGTTATGGAGTGTATCTAGGTAACGGAGTGAGGTTTAACGCGCAGGGGGCTATGATTAAAGGCAACACAGCCATCCATGCAAAACAAAACTGCATTCTGGATGTGTATGGTGGCGATGGGATCATGGGGAACGTTTACGGTATCGAGCTATTAGAGAACTGCAAAGGTACTGTTATAGGGACGAAACAAATAAAGTCGTCTGGCGCTACTGCGATTAAGCTTGAGGATGGCTGTTCCTTGACCTGTATAGACGTTCCTATCATTCAAGGCATGGGGGCTAAAGGGGCAGAGATTAGCCAAAACAGTAACCTTGAGTTGGTGTCCAAAGGTAGCGCAGAGATCATAGGCATCACCGCAGGTGCTGAAGCCAGCGAGGGGAGCAAGCTCACGATCAACAGGTACAAGAACGTGCAAGGTCTTGGTGGAGATGGAATTGTACTTGACCAAGGGGCTAAGTGCCACCTGTCTAAAGTAAAGAACGTACAGGGAATGGCAGGGAAGGGGGTTAAGATGTCTTCTAACTCTCTGTTATCTGCCCAAGACTGTAGCAACATACAAGGTATGGCAGGGGATGGTATTACTGCGTCTAATGACTGTAAAGTTCAACTCCAGACCGTAAAGAGTGTACAAGGGCTAGCTGGGTCAGGCATCAAAGTAAGCAGCGGAACTAGCCTAGACGCTCTGTACGTGTCCTCCATAGAAGGATTAGCTGGGTGCGGAGTAGAAGGGTCTTCCCAGTGCGATATTAAAATAAGCAGGTGTACCACTATAAACGGTACACTAGGAGGGGTTAAAAACACCTCTTCTGGCTCCTTGCATATGGAGAGAGTGCAGACTGTAAAAAGTGCGGTTCCTTACGGAATACTTGCTCAGTCCCAAGTGGATACGACTTTAATTAACCTGTCTTCCGTGATAAAAGGAATATACACTAAAGACTGCATCGTCCGCATCAAGGACTGCATGAATATCACAAATGACTCAGGCATTGGTTTAACGGTAGACGGAGGGGAGGTAAAGGTAAACAACATTAACGCACAAGGATCAAGTGCGTCTATCATGTTTGCTAACACCTTAGCTACTGCCACTAATGTTATACTACTTAAAGACATTACAAGCCAGCAGTCTACGATCAACCTAAACAACGTTACGCTTACTGGAAGCATCTATGCCTTAAACGATGTGTACCACATGAACAGGGTTACTGTGTCTTTAGGTAACATTCTTACCTTAAATACAGCAGTTCACTGGGAAGTAGGGTCTTTGACCGGAAGCATTGTGAGCACAAACGGTGCCTTTAACTCAGAGCTTCTTTCCTGCCTTGGGTCTCTAACCCTGATTAATAGCACCGGGGATGTGGAACTAACCAGCTTCATGGGTGCCTTGACACTGACTAATAGCTCAATGGATCTTGAGATATCCTCATTCGCATCTGGAGGGGTCTTGGCAGCGTCTCACCTAAAATGCCGACAGAGTGCCGTAGCCGCCCTTGCGCTCGCAGGAGGGTCGTCCCTAGACGTAATGGGAGGGGCTGTAGGGGCAATCGTCCTAGACACGTCATCCACCTGCATTCTACAGGCCTGTGCAGCAGCGGTATCAGGGTCCGGTCACGTAGTAGCTTTAAATCCAGCGGCTGTAACCCCTTCGATGAATCAGGTTACTCTTGATTATTTGGGCATTCACCTCATCAATATGTACAGGGCGCAACTGGACCTCAATACAATAAACATCATAGAAAACACAATAACCTCAGGCGGTAACATCTATCTACTCTCCACAGTTGCGACACAGGTGAGCTAAATGGTGCCAGTAGCTGTTTATGGAGACTTAGCTTTACACGTACCAGTCCCAGTCGTACCTATGGGGGCTTTAATAGCAACAGGTGCTAAGCTTATGGTGTCCGGTAAGATAGTAGGGGTATCAGGGGATCTGCACATGCCCCACCTTCTTCCAAAGCCTATCCATCCGTCTATACCGTTCGGAACTGTACTGTCTTACCCCATACATAAACTCATGGTAAGCGGAAGATATGTAGCTGCCAGTGGAGACATACTCTCCTGTACCGCTTTTTTAATAGGTACTGGGGCTAAACTAGTGGTTAACTAATATGGCTATCAACAACAGCAGAATAAGAAACTTAGCCGACATTCCTCTGGGCGACTCTTCTTCCAGAGTGCTGGGAAGAGGTATATCTTACCCTTTTACGTTCTCATCTACCGGAAGGGCAGAAGCACTAGAGGTGCAGCAAGGGGTACGCAAAGTAAACCAAGCAATACACATGCTTCTGGCAACTAGGCTTGGGGAGCGTATTTTGTTACCTGAGTACGGGAGCAAACTACCTGAACTAGTTTTCGAGCCTAACGACGAAATACTCCACACAGAGCTTCAATTTTGGGTTACTGAAGCAATACTGAGGTGGGAAAAACGAATAACCCTAACTGGAGTAACCACTATAGACGCTCCAGACTTAAGTGAAATTAGCATAAAAATAGACTACACCATAAATAACTATCATGTACAGGGATCTTACGTGTACCCGTTTAAGCTAGGCGGGGTACCGCTATCCGAAACAGTAATGTACGCTGGAGTGTAACTGTGAGTTTAATAGAACCAAGAATTCAATATACACAGAGAACATTTGAAGACATACGGCAGCAGTTAATCTCCGTAATTCAAACTACTCCAGAACTCAGTCAAAAATGGACAGACTTTAATGAGTCTGACTTAGGGTTAGTTCTTCTTGAGTTGTGGAGTGCGATAGGTGACGAATTAAATTTCTACCTTGACAACCAAGCAAATGAATCATTCATAAGCACAGCTAGACAAAGAAAATCTGTAGTTAACCTGTGTAAGCTTATTGCTTACAAGATAGACCCTGTAGTAAGTTCAACAGGCATAGTTATATTAAGCCTACCTACAGACGAACCTTACATAAACCCTATTACAATACCTAAGTACACTAGACTGTCTACTTCAGGCGGTGAAATAGTCCCTTTCGTTACTAGAGAAACAGTAACTATACCTGCGGGTGCCCTAGCAGTAGAGTCAACCGTGATGCAAGGCGTACTGCATGAAGAAGAATTCATCTCAGGGAACACACCAAACCAAAAGTTTATACTTGGCAGAAAAGACATAGCGTCTAATTTTAACGGGATAGAAGTGTTTATAGGGCAGGGAGAGGAAATTGAGGGGTACGTGCAGTGGGACGAGGCACCTAACTTCATCATAGCTACTGAAACAAGCGACCAAACTAGGTTTGTAGTAGAGACAGATGCAGACGATAACACTACAATTACATTTGGTGACGGTAAGTTCGGTGCAATTCCTCCTGACGGATTTACAGTACTTGTAAGATACCTGTCTAGCTTAGGCACAACTGGAAACGTAGGAACAGGAAAGCTAGGTATAGTAAGCGATACCATCTACGACTCTTCTAACATACCGGTAAACATACTTGTTTATAACGAGGAAGCCTGCGTAGGTGGAACGGACAGAGAAACAATAGAACACGCAAAGTTTCAGGCTCCGCAAGAACTATCTTCGCTCAACAGGGCAGTAACTAGGTTCGACGGAACTGCTTTAGTTGGAGGCATTGCCGGTATATCAAAAGCCAATGTGTGGGGAGAGCATGAGCTACCACATCCAGACATTAAACACTTCAACCAAATGTACGTAACCATGATGTCTGAAGGAATTGAACCAGAGATGGGAGTTCCTTCCACGTGGGAACCAACCACCGCACTTAAAAATTTAGTGCTAGACTTTATAGAAGATAAAAAAGTAGTTACCACAAGAACCGTATTTGTAGACCCTAACGTAATATACATAGACCTTCAATTAGACACATTCGTATCTAAAACAGCATCTCCTTTAACAGTAAAGCAAAACATTATAGACACTCTTAACGCGTTCTTTAATATGGATAACGTAGAGTTTGGAAAAGACCTACGTTACTCAAACCTATTAAACGCATTAGATGACATTTTAGGGGTAGACTACGTAAGCTTAAAGCTTAAGAGAAGCGGCCTGTACCCCGGCAAGGGGTTGTTCACAGGAGGTACCAGCGTGACGCTGTCTGGCTTAAACTTCCAGACAGGAGCTACTGTAACCTTCGGGTCGAACCCAGCTACAAACGTGGTGGTTGTGGATACTAAGACCATAACATGTGATTCTCCGGTAGCTCCTTTGGTGCTAGTAGACTCTAATATGGTGTACAAAGAAGGATTTGTCAATGTCACAGTAACAAATCCAGACTTAACCACGTTCGTTCTAAAAAACGCATTCTACTACCACAGTGCAGCTTCTTCCTGCGAAAGAGAAGATTTAGGCGACGATCAAACAGTGGATAATGAACAGTTTGTGTTTGGTGAAAAAGACATAATTATAAGAAGAAACGAAATCTTTCAGTTAGGTACGATTGAAGCAGGAGACGGTTCGGATAACTACGTTCACTTCTCCTCTGACGCACAGCCGATGACTGCGCGTATGACCTACTGGCCCCTGTACGCAAGGCTTAACCAGACTATAACATTTGATGCAACTAGCTCCACGTCTCCCTACGCGGACATTACAGTATATCAGTGGGACATGGGATCTCGCGGTAAGCTGATGATGAAGGACAATAATGGATCTTACGTAGAAGACTTGGCGAATCAGCCTCCAGACGGAAGAACGCTAAGTACTTCCTTGCTGAACAAGAGAGACGTAGTGTATTGGCAGTATACGGAAAGACCAGTAAGCGGTGTTGCAACCGTAGTACTTACCGTATTTGATTCACTGGGTAACTGTAAAGCAACAGCAACACCTTATGAGGTAAGACTATAATGGCTATTGTATACATAGACACTAGAACATTCTCTAATGAAAACATGCTAGGCAGTGTGCCAGTGGACCGGTGTGTAATAGGCGGGGCTGCATGGAACACCGGACTGACAAAGCTGTACTATCAAGTTTACGATGACACAAATGACAACAACATACAGGAACGATATATAGACTTCACTAACCCAGTAGTTCCTACTTTCGGGTCTATTGTTGCCTCAAGCTACAGCCCAACAAGTGCTACTTTAGACGGATCACCGGTTAACGTGTTTGCATTTGCTCCTACGTCAGGCATGGATTCAGAGGACGCTATTTATTCATTAGTTCCTACTGACGACGCAGCGGATACAACCTACGTAATAAGAAAGATAGGCCTAGTGTCCAACACACCAAGGTATGGAAGTAAGCAGTTTACACTCCCTACCAGCACGTCAAAGATAAAAGGTATAGCAATTAACGGAAGCTACATGTACGTGTTAACGCAGGTTGCGTCTACAGGGAACGAAACATACATATGTAAGATAGACCTATCCTCATTAACGTGGAACCTTGTGTTTGCTATCCCAGTCCAGATAATACCGGTTGAAGAACAAACTAGCCTTTACACTCAAGACGTACTAGGTAGCGCTGTTCTACCACCAATCGGGGTATACATAGACGCACTAGGTAATGTATGTGTTGTTTATGACTCAGACAAGGACATTATTGAAAAGTACGAAGGATCTACGCTATCTTACTTAGGTCAGACTTCCTTTGCTTACGCTGGCTCATCCAATAAAAGCATCATGTTTGCGTTTAAAGGTGTGATGTACCGTATTACATCTGACGGAGCGGATGTCAGATTAATTAGATACGTAGACCACGCTACTCAAGTAGTAGAACCTACACGGTCTTTCATTTCTTATGATAACCGTCAAATATTTGTAGGAGAGAATGAAGTAGTAACTCTTCTATTCAATGCGATAGACGGGTTTGGACTTCCGGTAACTACCGCAGAGGGCAGAAACGTAAAGTTTGAAGTAATTACCAGCAGAGGAGCAATAGACGGAAACGACGTAGGTCTGTCCTCGTCCAGTGACCCTTCCTCGTTCAGAACAATCACAGGCATACCTATACACAGGTTACTGCTTTCGGAGCTAAACGCTTCTGGTGTAGCTACGTGCTACCTACAGTCCGCAAGAACTACTACAACGACACTAGTGCAAGACACTATAAAAGTTACATATCCGGGGTAAGACTATGTCTATAAACTATACTAGCTCAAACATGCCTGTTGGTAACATTGCATTTGGCTTAACCAACAGTAACACCATTTCATGCTGGGGTGCTTGCTTCGTAGACTCTAACAGATTTGTTCTTACTCTGGTTAAGAATAACCTAGGAGCAATGATTTGGAAGAAAATAGACGTGCAGTCTATCGCACTGGCCTATTACGATATGCCGTTTTCACCGGCAGACGCAGGGGTGGACCCATCAGACCTTCATCCTACAAAAGGTAACTTCCTCAGCTTTAGTAATAACAAACTGTACTACCTGAAAGGTAATGTTCTACACCAGAGAAACATAGACACAGGTGCATCTGAAGGAACTAAGCTTCTGCGTAACTCAGGCGGGGTTGCTCTAGTAGGCACGTCACTGAACCACGTTCTGGTGGAAGGTAATGAAGTATATGTAGCATCCAAAGCAGATGGTAAGATTTACCATTGGACTATAGCTTCGTATGATGCGGCTCCTATTGATGCAGCGCAAGAAGTTACGGTAAGCGAATTCAGCGGAGAGGTTAATGGGCTGGTAGCCCAACCCGGAGCCGACACAGACATCGTAGTGATCACTAAAACAACAGCTAAACAAGCGATTAAGTTTAGCTCCGTGCTAGTTAGAAAAGGTGAATCCATCTGGACTGACCCATCTACCAATATTACATTAGCTTTGTTTAGAGGGTCAATCCTATACATGTTGTCTAACGACAGCTTAACCGCAGGGGTTGGTCTTTACTTCTACAGGTTCGGAGACGGGTCTACAAACATCATAGCCCCATCAGAGACTATCTTCACAATAAGCTCAAGCCAAATAAAAGCAGGTACACAAGAACCTTTAACCCTGTCCTTCACAGCTAAAGACGGATACGGTTTACCTTTTCAGCCTGATGACTATGTAAGATTCTCTATTGTTAAATACGGGGATGCTTACGACAGCAACGACGGTGCTCTTGCTCTGACTGCAATAGGTCCTTTCAGGAACAGTCAAGGCAATCCTCTTAATACACAGCTAGACTTAACATTTGACCCTTCAGGAAGTGCGCTAGCGTATTGGCAGGCTCCAGTAGAAATACCAGCCGACACAGTGCTGCATAGAGTAAAGGTTAAATACCCAAGCGTTTAAAGTGGAGTTACCAATGGGCACTGCGGAATACACTATCAACGAAACACCTACACACAGCACTATAAAGCCTGTGGGCATAGGTACGTACATAATAGGTAACCACATTATCCTTCAAGAGGAAGTGTCCACTTACTTTTCTTATGTTCCTCAAATTAAACCTTTTGCACCTCCTACTTACCTGCAAGAATATCTGTACCAAAGCGCAGGGGTAGAAGACAGAGAAGAGCATGTGTTTGTTACAGGCGGCGCTTTTGAGCTTCAAGAAGAAGCAATCGTTTGGTATGAGCAGAATAAGTACGATGCAACGGTAGAGGTATCTAAAGACAGGTGTGTGCTCTATAGGAAAGGCAACAAGCTACTTAAGTACTTACCTGAAGAGTTTTCGGTTCTCGATGAGAAGGACGACTTAAAACAGTTCTTAGAGACTGTAGCATTCTCTATGGACGAGTTCTACTGCTTCATAAAAGACTTTACAACTATCTTTGACCCGGACACCTGCGGAGAGAAGTATTTAAAGTACCTAGCCATTCTTATTAACTACCCGCTCAACACACGAGGGTTTGATTCCACTGTCCCTTCTGTGCAAGAGGCAGCGATACGACGAGCTAGAATACAACTTAAAGAAGCGGTAGAAGTATACAAGAGAAAAGGTATTAAAGAAGCGTTCCAGATCCTTCTTTATTCATTAGGGTACTACATAGAATTAGTAGAACTGTGGACAACCAACTACATATCCTTCCATGAAGAAGTACCGACTGCTGAATTCATGTATAACCCAGTTACGAATCCTACAGGCTGGTTTAAATCACCTTACTTTGGAATTCGTTTAATCTCTGTAAACCAGAGTACGGTATGCACCACAGGAGGAGAAGGCCAGCCTTGGTCTTTTGATGAAGAAGACTTTAAAGGGCTTCTTGAGGCAGTACACAGGATAAGACCTGTACACACAGTCTTATGGTGGATCGAGTACTACATGGACTTGTGTGACATCTACACGTTTATAGATGAGCCGTCTAACGGAGAAATCATAGGCGTACCAGAAGATAAATTCTTCTTAGACTGCGAACCTGACGACCCAACCTACTACAGGGGAGACCTAACAGACATATACAACCCTAACGTAGGAGACCCTAGGCTTGCATTAGTCACAAGGGACTCTGCGCCGAATGAAGGTGACCTGACGCTACCGGGAGAGGCTGTAGGGTTAGTAAATTTAGTAAGAGACCCACAGCCGGGACTATGCAGCCCTACAGAGACTTTTGAAATAGGCATAAGTGACATCAACTGGGCCGATGAGCCTTGGTGTACACAAGTATTCAGAAACTGCGGGTTGCTTTACAGAGATGGGTATAACATGAATCCAAGAGACGGAAGCGTACCAACCAGAGACCCGTCTTGCTTTGATGGTAGAAACGGAGGCTATTGGAGAGGAGAAGAAGTAGCAGGCCCATATGCTCCTTACACAGAAGGAGTAGAGAATGGACTTGTGCCTTCTAGAATAGGGTGCTATACCACGGATGACCACCTAGTGCCTCTATATCAGGTAGCTGAAGAATATGAAGATGGCATAGTTAAGTACTACAACCTACATGAGTTCAAGACCTATTTAGACTCAGTAGTGCTTGGCCCCGGCCCAGACCCACCCATAGAGGGAGATCCCACCGATGTACCTGACGTTATATTCTCTCAGGCTTCTGTAGCTCTTCGCTCTGTTTTTGTACCGTACATGCTAGATGATTATGCAGGATCTATTTGGAGCGCACTAGGAACAGGGTCAGCCCCGGCTTACAACGGAACGTGGGACATGACAAAAATAGCGTTTGCCTCAGGGGCTGTATCCTCTGTGCAGACAATTGCACCCATCTTGAGCGGTGTCAGCGTAGAAGGATTAAGAAGAGGTGCGGCTGCATCTAACGGCATTAACTTTTATTTTATGTTAGGCGAGACCCAAGACTCCCCCGGAGGGGCATGGGCACAGAATGACAAAGTATTTAAATACTCTATAGACGACAATGAAGTAACGCAACTGATGAGCACGGGTAACTACGCAATAGGAGCCGCATACGCTCAAGCAGGGGATGACTTATTTATTTTCAGCGGAGTGGGGGAAGATCCCCCTGCTTCTATTCAAGCCACCTACTATAAGTTCAACACCACGTCTGAGCTAATCAGTGGGCCTTTTGCAATGCCTGCTGGGTGTGCAAGGTCTTATGGGTGTGCTGTAGCTAGCAATGAGTATATTTATCTTTATGGAGGTAGTGGTAGTGGTGGCATAAACACCACTCTTTACAGATTCCACACCGTCACAGAAACCTTTACATTAGTAGACACGCTCTCAACTGCTGCACCTACGCAGTACGGAATTATAAAAAACAACGTACTCTATTTTTATGCAGATGAAGGTCTGTGGGACGACCCCAGCTGGGAGTATGACGATTACTTAAGGTACAACCTAGTTAACAATACGTACATATCCCTTAAAATGGCTAGGCCGTCAAGCAAGTCTTCAGTGCAGCCTATATCACAAGCAGGAAGGTTCTTCGCTGTAGGCGGTGCGTATTCAGCTGCTGCTACTAATGATGAAATAGAACAAATACAAATAACAGGTTAACCTAATGAGAAAATACATACAGTATGCTTTGCGCCCCGGAACCGGAAGAACGCTGCCTCAAGCTAGTGTCAGTATAAAGGCAAACCCTTCTACAGAGTTATCCCCAAATGTGGCGGTATACAACGCTAATGATGCTATACCCGCTAACGAAATTACGCAACCTTTTTTATGCACTGCGGCGGGGTTACTTGAGTTCTACGCACCTAGTGGCAGGTATGACATTTACATAACGTATGCAGACATAAGTTATACGCTGCAAGATGTTTTCATATCTTCTGACTCCGTTAGCACTACTTCGGTTGAAGACATGCACGTTATAACTACGCAGACAGAACCTGCGTTAACTAACGAGATAGTAATACCTACCTTTCTAGGTCACCCTGACTCACCTCCTGCAAGCCCTAATGCGTCAGATGATGAGTTTGGTACCGTAGACGCAGCGTGGTCAGAGTACAACGGGTCTGGCACGTTTACTGTAGGAAACAGTAGGCTACGTTATACATCCTCCGTTCCAGAAATAACACCTTGCGTAGGTTACGAAAAGACGTTAGTTTTAACTAATCTAGAATACTACACGTTTACGTCTTTAGTCAGGTTTGGATACAGCCCCGGACATAATGTAAGCAGCGGAGAGATAAACGGGGATAGGCCTTTTTGGGGTATTGGGTTTAGAACCGACTCTAATAATGTTATATCTTTTGGGCTTAGGGCTACGGCTCAAGGAATCAGCGTTTCTTATATGAAGTTTGACGCTTCTTCCCTAGTAGACTCAGAAACGTGTCATATAGTAGGCGCTAACGCATGTTATCTACGGATAACCATGATCGACTACGATAACATCAAGTTAGAATGGAGTACTGAAGGGCTTACTTGGGTGCTTGCAAAGCGCATAGTAGCACAGCCCTTTACAGGAATACCTTCCAAGATAGGATTTTACGCATATAACGCCATCGGCAGCATGGATGGGTATGTAGATAATTATGCTGATTTCTTTAGGGTTGTTCAAATCCCGTATTTATATCCTTAAAAGGTGAAAAATGAGTACAAGCATTGAACTGAAAGATAATTTTAAAGTACGTGGGATTCTAGAAATCCTAAAGATAAAGGCAGCTACCGGAGAGGTTGTAGAGCGTATAGAAGACGACAACCTTGTAGTTAACGGAGGTAGGTCAGGCATGGCCCACTTGTGGGCCGGTGAATGGTACGCAGGCCCTCCTACAGGGTGGGTAGATGAAATGAAGTTTGGTGACGGAGGTCACGAGCTATCAGACCCTACACTACCTAAAACCACAAGCGTAGACCGCGAGCAGCTGTTCTGTGAAGATGAGGCTAGGTCTCCTATCATTTCAAAGAAGCCACTCACTGTAGACTACCCAGACGGCGACTCTGGAACCCGTGTAAGGTTTTCATGCACTGTAGGTGCCGCAGAAGGGAACGAAGGCGGAACATCACCGGGACGTAGAGGCTACTCAGAAGCCGGTCTCTATAGAGACGATGGCATTCTTGCTTGCCACAAAACGTTCGGGTTAATCACAAAAACGAACGAGTTCATCTTGACCATGAGGTGGTCATTTGTCTTCTAGTAAGTCATTGAAAACACGGAGCTTAAGTAAACCAAATGCCTAAAGGACAAAGACCAAGAAGACTAGCTTTAAATGAAGACCGATTTGTACGTCTCGATGAAGACGACTGCTACTACGCAGGGATTTTAGCCACAGACGGATGCATATATGCACCCAAAGAAGCTAGACACCTGCATGAGCAAAAACAAATAACTTTAGCTATGGTAGACCTAGACGCTATAGAAGGACTTAAGCTGTTCTTAGGAGCAAGCAATAAAATAGACTATAAAAAAGCAAGAAACAACTCTAAAAAACAAGCTCGTATTAGAGTTGCTTCTTCTACACTAGTAGATAACCTTGAAAGGTTAGGCATAACAAGCCGTAAGACGTATACCCTGAAAGTAGATGACAGGCTAGCAAAGTCTCCAGATTTCTGGAGAGGAGCAATAGATGGAGACGGTGTAATAGGCAGGTACACAAGTAAAGAAGGGTACAGCCAGTCAGTAATAGAACTATGTTCAGCATCAGAAGCATTCATGGATCAATATGCAGATTACTTAACAAGTAACGTGCAAGGTGTTAAACTACAGCGTACTACTAGATCACCGGAAAATAACAAAAGTACATTCAAGGCTACGTCTAACTTTTATAAAGTAAGGGTTAGCAACAAAAAAGATGTTAAAGCAATTCTTGAGTTGTTATATAACAACAACAGACCTGCACTATCAAGAAAGAAAGATAAGGCCTTAGAAATAATTAAATTATGCAGCTAGGAGCTTAACATGGCAGTAATTAAAACGTCAGACAATGAAGTAGCGCTGTTTACAGGAGCAGACCCCTATCGGTATGACGTAGACAACAGACCGCTACGCAACCTGATACTGAATGACATTGCTATTAATTCGCAGCTTGAAAGTACGTATAACGAAGTTATTAATGCGCGTACAGACAACACAGTAGCCCCTCCCCTTGCGTATGGAACTTTAGACGCAAGGCTGGAGGCTATGGCATCAACGAACAGCAGCAATGCTTCAGTAAGCTATTCTTTGTTTGAAGCTCTAGCTGAAAGTAACCGTCTTTTTTACTCTTCTGGTTTCTTGGCCGAGCCAACTACCCGATCTGTAAAAGAAATATACCCGCAGGGGTACACAGGCGATGACTGGGGACTCATGGCAGGCACGTTCTGGCAGGGAGATAGCAGCGCACTGCCTAACCAGATGTACATGAACGCAGAGTATGATGGTCTTAGCTTCCCTATTAACGTAATGGTTAACGGGTGGATGGTTAAGCTGATCAACATCCAAGCAAACTCAGCGACTGCTTACGGTGATTCCGTAGCTATTAAACT